TGCGTTCCAGTACCAACAACAACCTGTCTTAACGTCGGACCTAATCGTGTCTCCCGATCTTCTTGTCCGGGCTGACGTTGAGATGGAGTTTGATTCCTTAGCTGTAGGAATTGATTTGTCTGCCAGTGCTAAAGAAACTAGCGACTACACGGCATTTGTTTTGGGCGGAAGACTTAAAGATAAGTACTACATTATTGATGCACACCAGTGCCGTTCCGTAGGAAACTTAGAGAAGATAGATTTACTGTGTGAGATGTTACTTGAATGGGGAATTTTAACTTTTGAGAACGACACGTATTTTCCGACTTATTCGACGATCACGCTGGTAGTTGAGTCAGTTGCTTATCAAGCAAGCTTGTCCGCTGATTTAAAACGGGTACTTTTAAATGACCGTGGATTGTCAAATATCCATATACATGAGGTATCCGGTTTTAGAGGAGATAAAGTTGCCCGTTTCCGAGGAACCTTGGGATTGCTTGAAAACAGAAAGATAACATTTAATCGGTATCGTAAATTTGATGCGTTATTTGAGCAGATTATAAATGTGGGATCTACGTCCCATGACGACTTACTCGATGCTTATACACACTTAATAACCTTTTTACAAAGGCGGGGCAGTTTTTCGATAGAGTACTAAAGGGGCTCTTACGACATGTCGAAAAAGCTGTGGATCGCCATTACGGCCAACAATCCTTTACAGCGGGTAGATCCTCTACTCACTGTGTTGCGGGGCTATGCCGACTTTCCCTGTGATATTTTTGTAAAGATTTATATCGATTATGCGTCTCAAAACGACGTAGATACTCTATATGGAATTTTAGAAGAATTTAAAGGATTGAATATTGAGATAAAAGTTGCAAGTCCAGGGTACCACGGGTGGTATTTAACCTGGGCGCACAAAACAGATTTAGCTCTAGCGATTCTTAATAGAGAAGCCGACTACTATATCTATTCTGAAAATGACATGTTACTTACGTATGAAAATTTTAAATACTACCTTAAGTGGAAACCTGTTTTAAGCAAGTACCAACTTGAGCCAGGTTTTGTCAGGTACGAGCAAAAGCAACATAAGAAAGTACCGTTCGATAATTATTATGTGTATTCGTTGACAAAAGAAACACCCAACGTGTGGGACACCCGTGGGTTTACTGTGCCAAATGTACTTGTAGTTGACTATGACGTTGACTTTTTTGTGCAGTTAGCTAACCCGTATTACGGGGCAATGATTCTAGATCAAACGGATGGCGAAGTTTACATACGTTCGGATAGTTATGATCCTGAAAAAAGTTATGCAAAAGTAGGGGTGCGTAACTGGCCTATTGCCGATCGAAGTTCGATGGGGCTGACATTTGAAAACCCGCCGTTTAATTTTGAACACAGGCGATGTGTGCCAGTTAAGAAAAAACAAGATAACTACGAGATTTTGCCGTGTGGTTTAGTGCTGCACGAAGGCACTAAATATTCGGATCTCATACCGTGTTCTGTTGACTCTTTAATATCTTGCGATAGGATGCTTACGTTGTAGGTTTATGTGAGCTTAACTTATGGGTGACGTACGTCCGGATTATTACAAAAAAGACGGTTTAGAATGTTATGATTTTCAACGAGCATCTACCGGTTTAATTAAATTTCAAGGTTATTTAGAGAATTGCATATATAAATATTTGTGGCGTTGGGAAGACAAAAACGGTAAAGAAGATTTGCAGAAAGCTCAGGTTTATCTAGCTAAGCTTATAGAAACACTTGAGTAGACATGGACGTACGTGCTTTTGGCAGTTATTATGGACAAACAGCAGTTCTTTCTTACGCTAGCGGACTTGCTTTGTCTCCTAGCGGGCAGTCCTTTAACTTTCCCGCTTGCCGCGCTGTCCTTATCAATGGCGGTACTAGTAACCAAGACTTACAAGTATTTTTTACAGACGGTACTAACACACCGGTAACATTAAAAAAAGTCCCAGCCGGTTCTATCCTGCCGATTTCTATTACGGCTATTAGCGGGGCGGCCACCACGGTGGGTGATGTTGTAATTCTGTACTGAGTCCTTTACTTTTTGATAACACAATGTCTTACTCTGCTTTAGTAGACGCTCTTGCTGGAGACAAATCTTTCAGTGAGCGAGCTTTACCTACAACAAAAAGTTTACTTAAGGAGATCAGTGTTCCTTCGACAGCAAGTACCGATCTTCAAGCAGCAGTTATGGATATAACTAAAGACGAACTTATACAGAAAGCTCTAGCAATGCAATTTGCCGGTAAACGACCGGAGTTATATAAGTATTTGGATAGACAACTTCAGGCTTAGTTAACCTTATTTATTTTTATTGAGTATCCTTTAAAAGAGGCACAAAATTATGAATAACCCTTTTGATCGGGCGCATGGATTTTTTTCTGAGGCATATGCCATGCAGGAACAAGCTGCGCAAGACCAGACCAGAAATCAACGGCAGGTAGACAGCCCTCAGAGGCATGACTATTTTCCTACTCGGAAGGAAGCGTACAATCCAAATTCTCCTGCACACAACTCACATAAGTTTATGGAGAATCTTAAACAAGGTCTTCTAGAGGAAGCCGCTCGTAAACGTACATCCAATAATCACATGGAATTTAGGGCTGGGGGTGGAGTACCTGTCGAATCAATGCTACCATCATAGTGACAGCCTGCAATGGTTAAATGCTTTACGACTGTTTTTTATATTTTGACGAAAAGGAACTCCTTGAGCTACGGGTAAATCTGTTAAAAGATATAGTTGACGGATTTATTGTAACGGACGGAAATCTGACTTTTAAAGGCGACCCAAAACCCTTTACTTGTTTAGATACAATCCGGGAACTTGGATTACCTGAAGAAAAAATTCAAGTGCTTCACGTAGAGCTGCCGCCTAAAGAAGTGGCCCTCAATCCCTGGGTCCGAGAGTACGCGCAGCGAGATGCCCTAGCCGTGGGCATGCGACTAACTCCTCCGGATTCGGTCTTTTTCTTCAGTGACGTTGACGAAATTCCCAAACCCGAAGCTCTTTTGCAAGCCGTACAGGTAGCCAAAGAAAATCCAGATCGGTGTGTACGGCTCTCAATGCCTATGTTCTACGGTCGCGCAGATCTACGAGTTATGGATCCCAACGGAGATCCGGCTAAGCCACCCAACAACTGGACTTGCGGTACTGTTGTACTATACGATCAACTTGAAGAGACTCCTTCGCAAATCCGTATGAAAGACAATGGCGTAATTGTAGGGGATTGTGACGCCGGATGGCACTTTTCCTGGATGGGAGATTCCGCCAGAATGAAACGAAAGCTTACTTCGTTCTCTCATTGTTACGATGATATTCCTAACGCACACGCTCCTGCCTACAGCCAAGAAATGTTGGATTACCTAGATACGTATAAGGCTAAAGCTGGTGGAACTGATCCGTTAGGCCGAGGAGATCATGTACTAGTTCCGTACCCACATGAACTACTTCCGTCTGAATTGTTTAAACTAGATGGAGTTAGGAAGTATTTGCTACCCGATGGCTAACCACGCATCTGAAGAAGCCCGCGAGCGTTTCTCTAAGAAGTCCCACGATGAAGATGAGCGTGGGGAGCATAATCGAGGAAATAAGGCAGCGCGTATGGAAGCTCTTCGCAAAGCACGTAAGGCCAAGCAAATGCGTAAAAAAGACTGATTCAGTCTGTAGATTAAATTCGTTTCTGAACTACCGGTATGGCCGACACGCTCGGGGTTCGTCAAAGATTTCAAGAAATTCTTGAAGCTTCGCGGACCCAGGACAGATCTAAGCAAGCAACTACGTTAGTCGTACTTAGTCATATTCAGCAGATGACTCTGTTGATGATTAAGAAAGGGCTTACTTTTTATTGCGAACAGGACACGTATCGGTCTAGGACGAGATTTCTTGATGATCTACTCACGCTAAATAAATTCGATATTAGAATTCCGTCCATCATTAGGAACTTTCTTATTGACGGTTGCGGTCTTTTCTATTTTCGTCCCGACCCTAAGTTAAAGTATCAGATTTATTTTTTCCCTAAAGACCAATATCGTGTGTATCACGATGTAAACGGGAATATTGAAGAAGTTGTTATTATCTATAAATATAAAGTTCGTAACTCTAATCTTGGATTGCCTTCTGAAATCTCAGGGCTAAACGAAAGATACGTTCGGATTTCTATAACAGATTCAAAAATTGCCGAATTTGAATCTAATACAGAGTTAAGTTTTGATCTAGAACCTGGCGGTGTGATGACTGCCAATAATTCTAGGGAAAACACCCTAGGTTTTATTCCCGCCGTGGAGGTTTTAAATAAACCTGATAGCAGTGGCACCTCTGGTGAAGGTGAATTTGAACCGTTTATGGAGCAAATCGTTTTACACGATACGCTCATTTCTAACATTGCTAAAAATATTGAGTTCTT